TGATCCGTTTGCGTTGTTTAAGCAGACGAAGCTGCTGGAACTGATTAACGTTAAGGATGCGATGGAGGATCGTTGGGGCATCAACAGGTTGCAGGATTTGTGTGAGCCGTCCATGCGTGAGAAGTTGATGATTCAGTTACAGCGGATTTGGGCTGCACAAAACAGAGAGGATTACGAGAAGGCGGTCAACGGGATGATAAGAGGGTACAAGGCGCTGGAGGCTTGGGCTGAAAGTGTGAACCTGGCATATATACCGCAAGTCAATACGATTGAGTTTGAGTGCGCGGACGGTGGTCTGCTGGTGGTGGTTGCGACTAAGGCCGATGCCGAGCATTACATCCAGTTCAGACCTACCACCAATACGGCATTGGTGTTTGACATGGAGGAGATCGAGCTGCTGGTTAAGGCAAAGCCCTTACAGGAGCTGCTGAAGTTGAAACAATTGCATCCGAATGCGAGAATGGTGGCTGAGATACCTGCGAAGGTAGTAGGCAGCGGGTTTGATGATTTGGAAAGCGATTTGGATTTTGGACCAACAAGTCAGCCAATGCAGTTTGATATTACAGCGGCTGAGAAATACAAGAAAGAGAGCAAGTGATGGCTGGTAGACCGAAGCATAGGGCTGACATGATGTTGCTCGATGAGCTGGACAAGCAGGGCGAGACAATACTTACGTTATTCGGTAGCAGTATGAGCGAGACTGCGATATGTAAAAAGCTCGGTGTAAGTCGGTCTGCGCTGGAGAAGTGGTGCGAAAAGCCAGAGAATGCGGATAGAATCTCATACGCGCGTGCGCGAGCAGCGGATGATCTTGTCTGCGAAACCCTCTCAATCATCGATAATTGCACCCTAGAAGAGGTGCAACAGGCACGGGTAAGGGTACAGGCGCGGCAATGGATTGCAGAGCGCTGGAAGCCCAATACGTACGCTCTACGAAACCAAGCAGTTGTCCAGGTCAACCTCACCGACCTGCGACTGGATGCGCTGCGCCACGTCCAGGCGATGGAGTTATCAACAGATAAAGTGCAAGATGTTGAGGTAAAACGACAATGACCCTGTGGATAACTAGCAAATCATCACGTGAATCGTGTATAACGTGTGGGTAACCACTTTCTTACTTCACATAATGATCATTGTATTAAGTACGTTATTTGGCAGAATACCTGATTCTTCAATGAAATCAAGCACTTACGCTACTTTCGGGGCTAGAAGTTATGCACAACTATATATGTTGCACCGCACAAACGATCTGCTGGCGCTGGCGGCGGCATCCCAGCCGCGCCGACTGCCTCGACCCCCCCCGTGGGGGCGTGCGGCGGGGGCGGGTTGTGACGCAATCTAAAACGCACCGCCCACAACCCGACACCGCACAACCACACTACCAAAATGACTAACCCCACCCCCACCCCTACCCTAGTAGAGAATCCACTCCACACGTTCAAAAAAAATGAAAATCCGATGGTGGATTTCGTGATACGCTACCTGCACAAGCCTGTGTTGTTTGTGCAAGAAGTGCTGAACGTAGAGCCTGATGCCTGGCAGATAGACTTCTTGAACCACATTGCGAGAGGCGAGCGCCGCATCAGCGTCCGAAGTGGTCATGGCGTAGGCAAGTCCACAGCCGCATCATGGGCAATACTGTGGTACTTGTTGCTGCACCACCCCGTCAAGGTCGTGATTACCGCACCCACATCAAGCCAGCTCTACGATGCCCTATTTGCGGAGCTAAAGCGGTGGGTGAAGGCATTGCCACCCGCATTGCGGGAAACGCTGGAGGTTAAGCAGGACCGTATTGAGATTGTGAACAGCGCCAACGATGCCTTTGTCTCAGCGAGAACGTCCCGCGCAGAGCAGCCAGAGGCGTTGCAGGGTGTCCACTCAGAACACGTCATGCTGGTGGCTGACGAGGCATCGGGAATACCAGAGGCGGTATTCGAGGCCGCGGCTGGCTCGATGTCAGGTTACTCCGCTGTCACGTTATTGCTAGGTAACCCCGTCCGTTCCAGCGGATTCTTTCACGACACCCACAACCGATTGGCGGCTGACTGGGTGACGATGAAGGTGTCCTGCGCGGACTCGCCGAGGGTGAGCGAGGCGTACATCGAGGAGATGAAAGCACGTTACGGCGAGGAGAGCAACGCATACCGTATACGTGTACTTGGCGAGTTCCCGCGTAGTGATGACGACACGGTGATACCGATGGAGTTGCTGGAATTGGCGCAGAATCGGGACGTGGCGACCTCGATGCACAGCAAGCTGATATGGGGGCTGGACGTTGCACGCTTTGGCGCTGACAAGTCGGCATTGTGCAAGCGCCAAGGCAATGCGGTGACCGAGCCTGTCAGGACGTGGAAGAATTTGGACTTGATGCAGCTCACGGGTGCGGTGGTGGCAGAGTACGAGGCGTTACCACCGAGCCAGCGCCCCCATGAGATATTGGTGGACAGCATTGGGCTGGGGGCTGGCGTAGTGGATCGGCTGCGCGAGCTGCGGTTACCAGCGAGAGGGATTAACGTGGCAGAGTCCCCCGCGATGGGCGGGACGTACAGGAATTTGAAGGCCGAGCTGTGGCATAAGGCCAAGGCGTGGCTGGAGCAAAGAGATTGCAGGATGCCCAAGGATGAGGCATTGATTGCGGAATTGGCGACTGTGCGTTACAGTTTCACGTCCTCTGGCAAGATACAGATTGAAGGCAAGGATGAGATTAAGCGCAGGGGTCTGCCTAGCCCAGACCGTGCAGATGCGTTTTGTTTGACGTTTGCAAGTGACGCGATGATTGGTGCGTTTGGGTCAGCTAACGCTGGCAATTGGAGTCAACCCCTGCGGAGAAATATTCCGCGTATTGCTTAAAGGAGCATTGATATGAAGATGACAAAGGCGCAAGCCAAAGTGGGTAAGGTGATGGGCGAGTACAAGGCAGGTAAGCTGCACTCTGGTGGCACGGGCAAGGTAGTCAAGAACCCGAAACAGGCGATTGCGATTGCTTTGAGTTCTGCGGGTATGAAAAAGCCGATGAAAAGTAAGAAATAATTAGTTCAAATACAGGTAAAAAATGATCGCGCCCATCGTCATCAGCACCGTCAAGGCCAAGTGCCTTCCCGTGATGCTGGCCTCAGTACGTGCCTATGCACCTGACGTTGCCGTCTACCTTAAGACACCGATTAGGTTCGACCAGTTCCTGCCCAGTTGCGTGACGCACTTGGCTGGTGACTGCTCAAACTTTGGTACGGACTACAACACCATTATCGACCTAGCATTCCGCGATGGCTATGAGGGCGTGGTGGTCGCCAATGACGATATTGTGCTGACACCCGACAGTTACAGGCTGCTGATGGAGGACGTAGCGCAGGTTAAGGCCGAGACCAGCGATCCTGTTGGCTGGGTATCAGCGCGGTGCGATGCGGCACGGGCCGTGCAGAATATTCGATCTAACCCATTCAATGAGGAGCTGGACTACTTCAAGTACCCATATGAAGACGCAATTGTCTTGAAAAAGTGCTTATCACCTATTTTTGGATGGATTAGCCGAGATGCGTGGGAATGCTTCAAGTTCCCGCCTATCAACTGGTTTTCAGATGATGTCCATTGCGAGGACTTGAACGCGGCGGGATTCCGTCATTATTTAAGCCGTTCGTATGTCCATCACGTTGGCAGCCAGACTGTAGGTTTAGATGGCGAAAAATTAACAAGAGGGGCTATGCCGTGGCTGTTGAAAAACAGACCACACTACGCAGAGGCTTGGTTCAAATGAGCCACCAATCACAAATTGATTTTGTCAGCAAAGTCCGCAAAGACTTCCCTTCATTCTTTGAGGGTGGCAAAGTATTAGAGATTGGTTCACTCAACATCAACGGCAGCGTCCGCAATCTATTCAGCAATTCGGATGAGTATGTGGGGTGTGACTTGGGTACGGGTCTGGGTGTTGATTTAGTCTGCGCGGGGCATGAACTGCCATTTGATGATGGGTACTTTGATACGACAATATCCTGCGAGTGCTTTGAGCATGATAAACATTGGCGTAAAACATTCCAAAAAATGGTAGACCTCACCAAAAAGGGAGGGCTGATTGTCTTTTCCTGCGCTACGACTGGAAGGCCAGAGCATGGGACGACCAGGACATCACCAGCGGATGCACCATTCACCAATGACTATTACATGAACTTGGAGGTGGGTCACTTCTTGCCAATAGCCAAGCAGTTGTCACGGTTTGAGTTTAGCGAAAGCCAGTCCCCAAGAGATTTATATTTCTGGGGTATCAAGTAGAATTTGCAAAGTTATTTTGAAAAAGGTGGCAATATGAAGGCAAAGTCATCAGTTAATTCAGCGGGTGTATACACAAAGCCCACTATGCGAAAAGCATTATTTGAGTCAATTAAGAGCCGCGCTGTTCAAGGTACTGCGGCTGGTCAATGGTCGGCACGCAAGGCGCAGCTCCTAGCAAAGCAATACAAAGAAAAAGGTGGTGGCTACAAATGAGCAAAAATCAAACACATTACCTGCCTAACGGCAAGGTCTACAAGGGTGAGACCCACAAGGCGGGTAGCACTTTGATGAGTGGCGCAAAGCACAGCGCAAGCAGCAAGGTGCTGACCCACACACCGCCACCCGTTAAGAAGAAGAAATGAAAGCCACGCAAAAAAGCCTAATGGATTGGGGCAACCAGAAGTGGCGCACCAAATCGGGTAAGCCATCGTCCGTGACGGGCGAGCGTTACCTGCCAGCGGCGGCAATCAAGTCTTTGACCGCATCCGAGTATGCAGCCACTACACGCGCCAAGCGCGAGGCTACAGCCAAGGGCAAGCAGTTTGCCAAGCAACCTAAGAAGGTCGCAGCCAAAGTTGCGAGGTTTAGATGAAGACCCCCGCATGGCAGCGTAAGGAGGGGCAGAACCCTAAAGGTGGGCTGAATGCGGCTGGGCGTGCAAGTCTGAAGGCGGCAGGTCAGGACATCAAGCCACCCGTGAAGTCGGGCGATAATCCGCGCAGGGCGAGTTTTCTGGCACGTATGGGCAACAATTCTGGGCCTGAGTACAAGGACGGCAAGCCAACCCGATTACTATTGAGCCTCAATGCTTGGGGTGCATCCAGCAAGGCAGACGCTAAAGCAAAAGCCAAGGCCATATCAGCAAGGAATAAAAAATGAACGATGACGTAATCACCACAGACATTGCGGCAATGGAGCCAATGGATGATGACGAGCTGCAAGGCATTATCTCCAGCGACCTAGAGGACGCAGTTAGCTACATTGACAGCGACATCAGCCCAGTCCGAGCGCGTGGGACAGAGTATTACCGTGGCGACCCATTTGGCAATGAGGAGGATGGGCGCAGTCAGGTGGTGGCGATGGAGGTGCGCGATACCGTCAGCGCCATGATGCCCAGCCTGATGAAGGTGTTCTTCTCTACCGAGAACGTAGTCGAGTTCGTACCCCGTGGCCCAGAAGATGAGCGTAATGCTCAACAGGCCACGGACTATGCAAACTACGTTTTTCAGTCTGACAACAATGGGTTTATGACGACCTATGCGCTATTCAAAGATTCTTTGGTGCGTAAGTGCGGTATCGCTAAAGTCTGGTGGTCAGAGGAAGAGAAGGTACACATTGAGGATTACACGGGGTTAGACGACCAGACCCTGCAAATCCTGATGCAGGAGGATGCCGAGGTCAAGATCATTACGTCCTACGCCGACCCGATGGGTCAGATGATGCAGCCCCAGATTGACCCAATGACGGGGCAGATGATGCCTCCACCTCCACCGCCTATGCTGCACGATGTGCAGATTAAGCGTACCGAGAAGGATGGTCGAATCAAGATCATGGCAGTACCGCCAGAGGAATTATTGCTAGATAGACGCGCACGCTCATTCGATGAGGCGGGGATCATTGCCCACCGTCAGATGGCAACCGTGGCTGACTTGGTGGCAATGGGCTACGACCAAGATGAGGTGACGAACAACATCAGCTCCACCGACCTAGACAGCAATCAGGAGTATTTGGCACGCCAGCCCCTGAGTACCACCTTCGGACAGAACGACTCGCAGAATCCTATGATGATGCGCGTCTTGTACGTTGAGGCGTACGCCCGTGTGGACTATGACGGCGATGGCATTGCAGAGCTACGCAAAATCTGTTGCCTTGGAACAGGTTACAAGATTGTTAGAAACTTACCAGCATCTTACATTCCGTTTATTGATTTCCCCTGTGACCCAGAGCCACACACATCTCCCTTGGAGGCCATGTCCATCTGGGACATTACCCATGACATCCAAGAGATTAAGTCGGAAATCCTACGCAACACCTTAGACAGTTTGGCGCAGTCCATCCACCCGCGCACGGCGGTGGTCGAGGGGCAGGTCAATATGGATGACGTGCTGAACAATGAGACTGGCGCGGTGATTCGTATGCGAGCGCCAGGCATGGTGCAGCCATTCTCCACGCCGTTTGTGGGACAGGCCGCATTCCCGATGCTGGACTACATTGACCAAATCCGTGAGGACCGTACAGGCATGAGCAAGGCGGCGATGGGTCTGAATGCAGACGCATTGCAGTCAAGCACCAAGGCCGCTGTACAGGCAACGATTGGCGCAAGCCAAGGCCGCATTGAGCTGACTGCCCGATTGATGGCAGAGGGCATGAAAAAGCTGTTCAAGGGAATACTGTTCCTGATTACCACCCATCAGGATAAGGAGCGCACCATTCGCCTACGCAATGAGTGGGTGACTATTGACCCCCGCGGATGGGATGCCAGCATGGACGTGACCATCAATATCGGTCTGGGCAATGGTGATGCGAATGAGCGTATGCAAGCCCTGCAAATGATCTCATCCAAGCAGCAGGAGGCCATTGCACAGTTGGGTCCACAGAATCCCTTGGTGACACCTGAGATGTACTCACGCACCTTGCAGAAGATTGTGGAGCTGGCTGGGTTCAAGGATGCGAGCCAATTCTTTAGACAGATACCCGCCGACTATCAAGCGCCACAGCAAGAGGCAAAGCCGACACCAGAGCAGGTGCTTGCAGAAGTACAGGCCAAGTCCATCGAGGCCGACATCCAGAAGAAGGCTGCCGAGCTGGAGTTAAAGCGCGAGCAGATGATGCGTGACGATGACTACCGCAGAGATCAGTTAGCGCAAGACCTATATCTCAAGAAATATGAGTTGGAATTAAAGTACCAGACAAGTATCTCAACCGCCGAGATACAAGCCATTCAGAATGTTGACCGTGAGGCCATGCGTCAACAGACTGTCTTAATGCAGCAAGCTGCACAAGCCGCACCAGTAATGGAGCAACCCATCAACCCTAATGGAATGGTTCAATGATTAACGAAGAAGCAGTAAGAAAATCAAGGAAAGCGCAGCAGATACTGGACGATGAAATATTGTCCTTGGCTCTCAACAAGATTGAGAACGATGCGCTTTGGCAATTCAAGTCCAGCAAGCCAGCCGATACCGCTATGCGTGAAAGCGCATACAATAAAATTAGGTCGGTTGAAGATTTGCGGACAGAGTTGGCAAAACTAATCGATGATGGTAAAGTGGCGCAACGTGCCATTGAACGCGCACAAAAGAATTAAGGAATAGCCATGCAAACACCTACGCCTACGGCAAGTGTCCCGCAGGGGCCAATGAATGTGGCTGAAGCAGCCAATGCACTCGAAGCAATGTTGCCTGATGAGGGACAACAACAGACCCAAGAGGCGCAGTTATCTGGTGATGAGCCAGAAGCGGCATTAGTAGACAATGAATTATCTGATGCAGACGCAGAGAATTTAGAGGCTACTGATGAACAGTTAGAAGAAGAGGGTGACCAGTTAGAGGAAGAACAGCCACAGACATTCACCGTCAAAGTTGACGGAAAAGAGGAAACTGTGACGCTGGAGGAACTCCAAAAAGGCTACTCACGGACTCAGGACTACACCCGAAAAACGCAGCAGATTGCCGAAGTGCGAAAGCAAGTCGAGCAGGAAACGCAAGCAGTTCGGGCCGAGCGTGCTCAATACGCTCAGTTGTTAGGTGCATTAAGTCAGCAGGTACAGCAAGCTGCGATACCTCAAGTCGATATGGATCGTCTTTATCACGAAGACCCTATCGAGTGGGTAAAGCAGAGAGAGGTGCTACGCGATAACCAAGAGAAGGCAATTGCTATTCAGGCCGAACAGCAACGACTTCAATATGTCGCGCAGCAGGAGCATATTCAAAACCTACAGGCCAATTTAGCTGAAGAGCAAAAAGCCTTGGTATCAGCAATCCCAGAGTGGAAAGACCCCACAAAGGCGGCTGCTGAAAAGAAGATGCTCCTAGAATTCGGTCAAAAGATGGGATTCAAGCCTCAAGAACTGTCGCAGATTTATGACCATCGAGTGGTCCATGCGCTACGTAAAGCGGCGCTATATGATCAGATGATGTCCAAACGGACAAACATCAAACCCGTGGTCAACAATGGGCCGCGAACTGCCAAGCCAGGTGCAGCAGGTCGCATATCCCAGACAACAGAGGCGGTTAGAGCAAAACAGCGTCTAGCACAAACGGGTCGCGTTGAAGACGCGGCATCAGCAATTGAACATTTATTAAGGTAACAAATCATGTCTATCGTAGCAAACACATTCACGACATACTCCGCAAAGGGTATTCGGGAAGATTTGGCAAATATTATTTATAATATAAGTCCAGAAGAAACGCCTCTGCAAAGTAACATAGGAAAAGATACAGTAAGTAGCACTCTGTTTGAATTTCAAACAGATAGCCTAGCGGCTGCTGCGACAAATGCACAGTTAGAGGGTGACGATGTTGCATCTTTTGATGCAGTCACTCCAACTGTTCGTATGCAGAACTATGTACAAATCGCACGTAAAACTGTGATTATTTCTGCAACTGAAGAAGTGGTAAACAAGGCAGGCAGAAAATCTGAGATAGCCTACCAAATTTCTAAGCGCGGTTTAGAGCTACGTAGAGACTTAGAATTTATTTTCTTAAACCCACAAGTAGCATCTGCTGGCTCAACAACCGCTGCACGTACTACTGCATCGCTGCCGTCTTGGATCAAGACCAATGTGGATATGCAGACCAATGGCGCAAACCCATCTTACACATCGCTGCCAAACAGCTTGCGTACTGATGGCAATGTGCGTACCTTCACCGAGACCATTCTCAAGAATGTGATCCAAAAGGTATGGACATCTGGCGGTGTTCCTAAGATTCTCATGGTAGGCCCTGTTAACAAGCAGCGCGTATCTGGTTTCGCAGGTATTGCCTCTAGCCGTTTCAACATTGATGGCGGTCAAAAGCCAGCCACCATCATCGGTGCGGCTGACGTTTATGTAAGCGACTTCGGTAACATTCAAGTTGTTCCTAACCGTTTCCAACGTGAGCGTGATGCCTTTGTGCTTGATCCTGAGTACGCAAAAGTATCTTACCTACGTCCATTCCAGCAAATTGAGTTGGCTAAGACAGGTGACGCTGAGAAGCGACTCCTCCTCGTAGAGGTGGGATTACGCGTTTTAAACGAAGACGCGCATGGTTTGGCTGCTGACTTGGTAACTTCTTAATGGAGTAGGGGGGTAGAGAAATCTACTCCCCATTTATTTATGAGCAAAATATTTAGTCAAGACGATTCCACAGGAATCACAAAATACTGGCACTTTGACGAAGAGACAGAGCAAGCCACCATTGAGGCACGTCAAGATGTGACCGCAATCGTTGAAGAGAATAAAGCAATATTCAACGCTACTGAGAAACATGACCGATATGGTGAGTTTTCCCGTGTAGCCAGTATTCCTTTATCTATCTTTTATCAGTTAAAGGCAGAGGGCAAATTAGATGACCAAGCGTACATGAAACGCTGGCTTAATGACCCAGAAAACCGCCACTTCAGAGTACGGGCAGGACAAGTATGAACAATGTATCCGTATGCACACCAGCGCGGGACATGGTCCACACCCAGTTCACCTACTGCCTGGTCAACATGGTGGCCTACCACACACTAAACACTACCGACTCTATCGGTTTGCGTATTAGTCAAGGCACACTCATCCAGACCCAGCGTGCAGACCTATGCCTAGACAGCATGGCAGAGGGTGCAACGCATATCCTATTTATTGACTCCGACATGACGTTTCCGCAGGATTTGGTAGGCAAGCTGCTCAAGCATGA